TTTTTCATCTGTGCTATCTCCGCAGACGACGCGGTGGCGTCCGAGGATCCAGAGGTCGCCCTTCTGGGTGACTGTTTCCTCCGGTTCCGGTGTTTCCGGTATGTCGTCCGGTTCGTTCAGGTCGTTGTGGAGTGCTTCGGCCAGTCCGGTGACGAGACTCTCCATTTCGTCCTCTGTGTATCCGGTCAGCTCCACCGGGATCTCCCCGGTGTCAATGTCTGCGAAAATGTCGGCCAGCAGCTTGTTGTCCATGTCGGCCAGCTCCGCGATCCGGTTGTCTGCGATCAGATCGGCGTATTCCTCGGCCTCGTTGGTGTAGTTCTGGTAGTCTACCGGCACGGCTTTGAGCCCTTCCAGCATGGCAGCAGCGAGGCGGCCGTGTCCCTTCACTATGAAGCCGGAGCGCTTCGACACTGTGATCGGCTGCCTCCACCCGGTCTGTCTGATTATGCGGCCGAGTAGCTGGATCTGTTCGTCCGGGTGCTGGTTCGGGTTCTTCGGGTTCGGTACCAGCTTTGTGACGTCCACGATCTCGTCGTGCGCACAAAATACCGGGATATTATCAGCGACGGCCTTTGGTTGTGCTTCTGTTTTGTAGTCCATTTTTTCCTCCTTCCTCCGGCCAGTGCTCCAGAGCGTAGCGTCTGTCTATTTCTGCCGCAACTCTGTTCCTGAATTGTGCGTCATTCTCTCCGGGGTTTCTTTGCATTTCTAATTGTTCGGCCGCTTTGTCCAGCCCTTCACCGAACAGTGGCGCCGGTTTTCTTGGCGCCTGCTGCACGTTCACCGTGTCCACTGTCCGGGCCGCTTTCAGGATCCGGCGCTTGTACTCCCGGTTCTTTTCTCCCTGCTGGCGTTTTACTCCATAGATCGGGCCGATCTGGTTCAGAGTCAGGCCCTCCATGGCCTCCCTGAGTGCCTTCGCTGTTTTCCAGCGCCTTTTCCATAGGGCGTAGCGTTTCAGTGCTTTGGCGATTCCGTTCAGGGCCAGCATGATTGCTAAAGAGAGCAGCAGCACCATGAACGGGATCCAGACGATCGCGAGCGTGACGGCGATCCAGCTCAGGCCGACGCTGCCGCAGCTCTTGGCGATAATGAGAGCGATCCACGCCGCCAGAGAGGCGAGAGTGTAGATCACCCAGATTCCTGCGTAGTTTTTATCGTTGTTTTCCATGTTTTCGCCTTCTTTCTTTTTCTTCTTTCCTTCTGGCCGCTCGGTTCTTTTTCGGTTTTGGCTCCGTTCGGCGTGGGATAATAGAGGCGTGACTGTCCGGCAGGCTTTCGCTGTTCAATATTCTGCGGCCTACTTCGTAGATTGCCTCCTTGTAGGTCATTGTCGTTGTCTCTGCTAATTCCTTGGCCGCTGCCTCTATTTCCTCCGTGCTGCGCTTCAGATAGTAGGCCAGCGTTTCGATCTGGCTCTTGCAGGCTTCGGCGTAGAGTCTCGCCCGCAGGCTGTTTCCGGGATAAAATGCCGATATGTCCGGCTTTAGAATATAGCGTTGCTTCGGTTGGTCTGGCCTTGTGAATGTTTTGTACTCATTTGTGCTTCCTTCTTTCACGCTCGGCCCTCCTTCGCTGTGCTCGGTTTCCTCTCGGATCCGTCCGGTTGATCTGCTTGTACGGCTGCACGAGCCCGGCCTCCAGTGCGCACTTGGTACAGAGCAGCTGCACGCCGTCCTCCTTCTGGAGCTTTTCAGCCTCGGCCGGTTTCCAGCATTTTGCGCCGCATTTCGGGCACTGTACCGGCTGCCAGTCCGGGTGCTTTGCCTGCACGTCCCCGTTCAGGTTCTTGTCGAGCGGTAGGCAGAGGATCCCGCCTTTTTCGCCTTTTTTTCTCGGCGATAGGTCGATCCCGTGAGCGAGCAGCTTCTCGCGTGTTTCGTCCGGCTGTTCTTCCTGCTTTACTTCCAGCACTTCCACCTGATCGAGCGGGAGAGTGAAGGATCCCTGCGGTTCCCACTGCTTTGCCTTCCACGTTTTCGTGAAGTCCTCCAGCGTCTCGTTGCTCAGGCCCGCCTCTGTTTCGGTCTGGTGCATTGTCAGCATGACGGCCTCGTCGTCTGCGTCGTCCCAGCCATAAAGGTGCCAGCTCTCGTGGTTGTCATAGTCCCAGCTGGAGAGGTAGAGCACATGGCCGTCGATCGGCCAGCCCGTCCCTTTTACTTTTCCGGTGATAATTTTCGGCTGATATGCCATTGTTGTGTCCTCCCTTTTCATAGGGGAGAGCCGGAGCCCTCCCCGTTGTCGTTTATGCAATAATGGTGATCTGTCCGCGGTCTGGAATATCTGCGAGAGCTTCCACGAGGTAGCGCTTCACGTTGTCAACGGCCTGAGACTTCCAGATCCCGCCGTCTGCTGCCACGAGCTTGAAGCTCGGAGCGCCGCCCCTTCCTTCGCCGATTCTGAACACGAACTCGCTCGCGGGCTGCTCCACCTCCAGAAAAGTGCGGTAGGGGATCAGCTTCACCGGGTTAGGCACGAGCGCGTTCTCCTTTGTTGTGATCCCGGTCTTGATCACTGCCTGCTGGCTGATCCCGTCGTCGGAGTAGGTGGCCTGCTGGGTGTTCACAATGTTGCTGGCCAGCACCGTGACGGCTTCGCGGTCGTCGCTTGGTGCGAAGCACGACTGCATGGACACGAGAAAAGCCTCTTGATCATATTCCCGGCCGTACTCGAAGGACGGCAGCAGGGCGTTTACCTCGAACAGTGTCTCACGGTCACGCTCCGGCAGCAGTCCAGAGTAGAGCAGCACCTTTGTGGCGCTTACCACCTGAATGATCATACGGTCGCGCAGTTCCTCCCGGCTTTCCTTGATGTAGTCCACCAGTGAGGTGAGAGTGGTTGCCTTGATCGGTTCGGCCTTGTCTGCTGCGTCGTAGCGTCTGAGATCCTTCGTGCAGTAGGTTCTCCCGTTGATCTCGATCGTTTCCGGCTTCTCTGCCTTTACGGCCAGCCCTGTGATATATGCGATTGCTTCCTTGATACATTCCATGTCTTTGTCCTCCTTATGCCTGAGCGGCTCTATTTGCGATTGATACCACGCGGCCGCCAGTCGTTTGCTGTCCGTCCGCGGTCTGTCCGTTGGTTTCTAATACTTCGCCGGTGTCTGGATCGTAGTCACGGCCTGGCAGCAGTTCCGGCGCTTCCTGAGTCTGGCGTTTTCCTCTGTTTCTCAGATCCAGAGGCTTGCCGCTCGGTGCTGCAGCAGCTTTCGGCGCTTCGGTTTCCTCCGGTTCCGGCTCGGCCACCTGCTCGGCGTAGTCTGTGAGATCCATTTGCCCGCGGATCTGGCCGTCGTACTCGGCGATCTCGATCTCTCCGGTGCGCATATTGACGCCCATCACCATTTGCGTGTCGATCGCTTCGGTGGCTGCGAGTTTTGTCGTGACTGCGATCGAAGTGTTCACCATTTGCCGGGATTTGTTCGGCGCGAACTTGATCGTCACCGTGATAGAACGCTTTGCCACTGCGTCCGTGTTTGGGTTCTGGATATTCTCGGCCACCTGCACGAGTGCCTCGTTGAGTTTCTCGGTGAAGGCTCCACCGGCCAGCGTTTCCAGATTGATGTTGCTGTTTACCTTTTTCCGTTTCATTCTTCCAACTCCTTTCTTTTCCATACCGCTTCGGTAGCTTTTGAGTGCGTGCATTTCCGGCGGCCGCAGGTTTCCACGATCCCCATGTCTTTGAGCTCTGAGAGTCTCGGCGCCACATAGTTGCGGTTGTAGTACGGGATCTTGCCAGCCTTCACCAGCTCGTCGGTGATCTCGCTCACTGTCATGGAGCGAGAGCCGAGCACTTCGAGGATCTGGCGGCTGCGTTCTTTCACCTTTGGCTGCACCGCCTCGTAGCTTGCTTTTCTGGTTGCTTTTGTGATTGTGTCCATGGTTTCCACCTCCCTTTAGTTTTCAGCCGTCCAGACGATAGCAGAGCGCCCCGTCACGTTGCAAACCCTCTTTCCGGCGTTTCTTACTTTTCCGGCTGCCTGCGCTTTTGTGAGGATCGGGCCCACGTCGCTGCGGCTTACCTGCTGGCCTCTGTCTGCCAGCGTTGCGGCGATCTCGTTCGCCGTCATGGTTTCACCTTTGAGCAGCTCCAGCACCATGTCCCTGATCGTCTGCGTCATGTCAGCGCTACGCCACACAATAACGGCAGAAGGGAACGGCGCCGCGTCCTTTGCATTTCCGTCCTCGTCCGTGAATTTGAGTCTCCCGCGCAGGAAGCGCACCTCGTCGGCTTTTCCGTTGAATATGTAGTCGTGGAAGTAGGACGTGTCCGTTCTGGCCGGTATGAGCATAACAACGATCGTCCCCGGCTTCTGGCTTTCTTCGTAGCCCTTGCGCACCCAGTCCTGAATGTGGCGGCCGTATGGAGGATTGCAGAACACGCGGCACCCCCCCAGTCAGCTTTCAGGCCGTCGTCGGCCGGTGTGAAGTAGTTCGCGCACTTGGCGCTTTTTTCGGTTGCTGCCGGATCGAGGTCGAAGTGGAACTCCTGATCCAGCTCAGCGAAGAACTCCGGCGGCGTGCACCAGTTCATGTTCTTGCTGCTTAATAATGCCTCATTCATGTGAATTTGCTCCTTTCTCTGCGTTGTATTCCAGTTCTATGCCTTCCAGCATTTTGAGCACTCCGGCGATATATTGCACCCGGTACGGCTCCAGATCGGCCAGCTTCATGTGCTTGCGGCCGTATATTTGCTTCATGTCCCGCCACACTTCCCACGGTACCCGGTAGAAGTCTTGCAGGCCCACGCTCACCAGAATGAAGGTGGCGGCGCCGAGCTCGTGGTGGAGTGTCAGACTGCTGATCTGTTCCGGTGTCAGGCGGCTGTATTCGATCTTGTCGCTGTCCGTGTGCTTTGCCTCGAATACGACGGCCCGGCCTCCGGTGAGCGTGCCCTTGAAGTCCGGCTGGCCTGCCTTGGTGTAGCAGGCAAGAAACTGGCCGGATCTGTTCGGCGGTCGGAGAGGGCGCATAGGCTCCGGCGTCTTTTCCACCAGTGCCACGCCTTTGTCCTTGTACCAGTTCAGGCTTGCGGTGATCATGTTCTCGAAGTGTTCACCGGCTCGCTTGCTCTGGAGTCCGCGCTGGCTGCGCTGCACATGTGCGAGAGCTGTCGAAGCTGTCGGATCCGGGTAGCCCTCGCGGTTTTTACCCGGTACTGTGTCCCAGCTCATGACTCTGCCTCCGTGAATTGATCGACGATCAGGTCGTTGCCTCGGTTCCTGCGGAGTTCCTTCGCCAGCTGCTCGATCAGGTCGCCACTGAGGCACACGCTTGTGGACTCTCTGACGGCCACGCCGTTGAGGCTGCTCGCATGTCCGGGCAGTTTCAGCAGCACGTCACCGAGCACGCTCTCTGTTAAAGTGTCGAGCTCCTTCCTGAGCTTGTACACGTCCGCGGCGTCTCTGATCGGGATCTCGTTCGCCTGAGCGTATTCGATCTCGGCCTTCATACCTTCGCTTGGGTTCTCTATGCCGTAC